TTGTTATACTAAAGTAAAAAGCAGATATAAAGTATGGCCTTCTGCTTATGCGTCTGGTGCTTTGGTAAAATGTAGAAAAGTAGGTGCTAAAAATTGGGGGAAATCTAAAAAGAAATGAAATTCGATTTATTAGTATCTGTTTTACTCGAAGCAACTGAAAAAAAGTTATATAAAGTAACTTTTTTAAAGTATGGCATAAATGGAGAATATACTCGTGCCTATAAAAGCGAAGAAGCAATAGAAAATGTTGCAAGAAAACATAAAAAAAATGTTAAAGAATTCCAAGGCATAAATGGTGCAGTTGCCAAATTAGTGAAAGAAGGTTTTGAAAAGGAAAAGAAAGAAGGGCTGCATGGTTGGTTTTCTAGAAATCATGGAAAAGGATGGGTAAATTGCAAGAGAAGTCGCAAAGGACATATTGTTCCCTGTGGACGAGAAAAAGGAACTAAAAGCGGCAAAGGATATCCAGCTTGTAGACCTACTCTTTCCATGTGTTCTGGTAGTAAGAAGAAAAAGAAAAGCCACAAGAGAATAAAGTGGAAGAAAAAGGCTTGATATTAATCAAAACTGTATTAATATATAAATGAAGGGAGCGTGACTGAGCGACTTAAAGTGTCCGATTACTAATCGGAAGAACCCAAAAGGTTCCGTGGGTTTGAATCCCACCGCTCCTTCCAAAACATGGCAGGTTGGTAGAGTCTGGTTTATTGCACCGCACTTGAAATGCGGAGAACCTTTATCGGTTCCGTGGGTTCAAATCCCACACCTGCTTCCATTTAAGAGCCATTAACCGAGCGGCTAGTTGCGAGTCTGTAAAACTTATTAGACTAAATGGTGATAAAAGTTTAGAAAATATAGGATTAACTACAAAAACAGCAAATGAAGCAAAAAATACAATGACACCTGAAGAATTTGTTTGCTTTTGTAAAGAAGTGTTGATAAATTATGGTTACAAAATAAATAAATAAACAATCGAGCACGAGGAAGATAGTAATCCGCTTCGTTTGGGACGAAGATATACCCGGAGCGTAACCGGGGTGCTCGACCAATTTAAATTCCACTGTGGGCTAATGGTAAGCCAGCAAACTGTTAATTTGTTCATCATGCTAGTTCGAGTCTAGCCAGTGGAGCTTTTGGTGGAATTGAACTTACAATATTGGATTCAAATCCAATTACAAGCACTATTTTTTTTTGTCATTTGACAAAGTAAATATTCTTTTGTAAAATACCTTTACAAAAAATAATACCCTTTGGTGTAATGGTAGCACAAGAGACTTTGACTCTCTTTGTCGTGGTTCGAGTCCACGAGGGGTAGCCACTTTACATATCGGAAAGGTGTGCTATAATATTCGGTAAATATATAGTACAAATGAATTTTAAGAAATTTCACGAAGAAATAAAAAACACATATAAACCAAAAGTTTACTTGGATATGGATGGCGTGTTGTGTGATTTTAAATCCCCAATAACAATGGCTCTTATGAAGCAGAGTTTTTTCCAAGTAACCAATAGAGAATTTAATGAATATTTTGCAAACACAAATGTAGCAGAATATTTTTCAAAACTTCCAAAATATCCAGAAGGAGAGAAATTGATTAAATTTATTATTGGATTATTTGGCAGCTATAGAATTTGTTCCATGCCTTTGAAGAATTATACAAAACAATCCATATATGGAAAAAATCAATGGATTCTTAAAAACATAGACAAAGAGGATAGACCTATTACTGCTCATTATACTTTTGATAAATCCAAATTTGCAACAACAGATGGAAAGCCCAACATTTTAATTGATGATCTAGAAGATAACATTAACGCATGGAATGCTGCTGGTGGTATTGGAATTAAGTTTGAAGCAGATCAGGGGCAATTTCATGATCTTGTAGATAGCCTTACGGAACAACTAAAGAAAATAAAAGACTTGTAAAATGATACACGAATTCAAAAATCCTATGCCAGTAGTAACTCCATTAGGTAATGGATATGCGATTTATGTTGTTAATTCTGGAACATTTGAAAATGATATTTTTACAGTTGTTTTAGAAGAGGGTGGTATAATAAAACATTTCAGAACCGATCAGATTAAAATCTATTCAAACGCAACTTTTGATATAAAAAAAGTTGACAGTGGTTCGATATAAACTATAAATAAATTTGACAATAGCAGGTTTTTAAATTAATATATTAATATATAAAATTTTGGGAGATTAGTTTAAAAGTAAAACATCTGCTTTACACGCAGAATTCGGCGGGGCGTTACCGTCATCTCCTACCATTTTTTTACTAGATATAGTTAGGCCATTGACTTTTGTAAAAAAGTATAATATAATTTAAAGTATCTTATGAAAAAAGTATTCAAACCAGCAGAAAGAGAAGAAGCAGCGTATTATTCTGATTTCACAGGAAAACCTCTTAGTCCATGTGGACCAGATGTTGATCTTAAGATGTCTTTTGATTATGGATCAAAATATGATGGAGCACGTGTCACTCTTCATTTATCGGATGATGATGTTGATCAGCTTTTAAACTTCTTATCTACTAAACTTTCAGGTGATTGTAGAAAAGAAATACAAAAGAATCTAGAACAGCTTGATGTTCAATATGATGATGCTATGGATTCTCGTGCATGGGGAGAGTGTGATTTTCTTCACAACAACAGAGAAGTCTATAAGAAACTTCTAGGTATATAATTTATGATTGATATTCTACAGAAACAAACTGTTTTGATTTTAAATAAATGTTGGCAAGCAATTCATGTAAAAACTCCATCAGAAGCATTGGCTATGATGTATTCAGGAAGTGCTACTGGTTTAGATATTCAAGGGGAAGATAGTATGGTTCCGTATACTTGGGATCAATGGATACAACTTCCTTTTGATAGTACTTCGGATTATATTAAAACCGTCAGAGGGAATATTAAAATTCCCAAAGTCATAGTACTTGCTAGATTTAATAAAGTTCCACAAAAAAGACCTAAGTTTTCCTCAAATGCAATTTGGATTCGTGATGGCGGTATATGCCAATATACTGGAAAAAAACTTACTCCAAACGAAGGTAATATTGATCATGTAATTCCAAGGTCTCGTGGAGGATCATCTACTTGGACAAATTGTGTATTGTCTCATAAGGACGTTAATGCAGAAAAAGCAGATAGAACACCACACGAAGCTGGATTAAAGCTTCTGCGTTCTCCTAAAGAGCCTAGATCTCTTCCTACAACCTTTTATATAAAGAACAAACACAAAATCAAAGAATGGAACATCTTTTTGAATTGTTATGAATAAAAGACCTTCTTGGGAAGAATATGCAATGTCTTTGGCAGAAGTTGCTGCCACCCGTTCAGAAGATCCTTATATGAAGGTAGGTTCTTGTGTTTTGGATCACAACCATAAAGTGGTTGGTTTAGGATATAACGGACTTGTAGCAGGAAAAGATGTTACTCCAGAATTTTGGGACGATAGAGATGAAAGAAGGAAATATATGATTCATGCAGAACCAAATTCTTTGTTTCAAGTAACAAGAGGTGACGGCGAATTATTAGCCTGTACATTACTTCCATGTAGTGCCTGTGCAACACTAATAGCAGGACATGGTATTAAAAGAGTAATATACAAGGAACTCTATAAAAGAGATACTTCTGCTTTAGAAATTTTTAAATTTTATAATATCTCTTGTGAGAAATTATAAACCACTCATGTAGTGCCCTGTATTGGCGTATGTAGCAGCTTTTGCTATGGGAGAAGATCCGTGTGCAACTTCTTTGATCTTTGCACTATCAAGTTTCTGATCCAAGAAATCTTGAATTTCTTCGAGTTCTTCTTCTGACATAGAATCGATAACTTCATCAGAAATATCATGGGAAGGTCTCTTATATCTTAAGAGTTCTTTAATTGCACTCTTAATTTCGGAAGCGGGTTGATTTCCTGTTGGGCTCTTTGAGTGACCGCCGAGTTCTGTATTATAGCTGACATCTGAATCATCTTCAGGTGTTTCCGTTTCAGGAGTTTCTTCTGTTTCGGGTTGTGTCGATTCTTCCTCTTTGTATAATACTTTAGAGTAAGCTTGTTCTAATAAGAAATGATCTTTTGATGCCATAATATATTACTTATCTTAATTTTTTATAGAATGCTGCAAATTTAGGATCATTGGGTGGGTATTTTTTTTGAAAAGCAGCTTTTGCTTTATCATGTTCAACCGCATCTCTAATTTCCTGTAAGGTTTTTCCTAATAATTCTTTTGGTTCATGTCCAAATCCTATTGGACCGGGTTTTAATTTTCCTGCCATTCTATTTCCTTTCCAAAAAATCGGCTTGCTAACAATACCATTTTCTGGAACATAAATCTTGGATACATAAGGTTCTCCATCAGTACCTATGTAATATATGGGAAAATTTCCAGCAGCATCTTCTCTTCTACTGCGAGGTTTGGAAAGCTCACCGATAGCGGAAATCATGTTTTTATAAAGATGATAAAAGGATTCTAATCCACCTTCATCTTTGAATTCATCAATAGTGTGGGTTTTTAATTTTGTGTAATCGTGTTCGTCTGTTTTTGTAATATTTAAAAGATATTTTAAAACATCTACTTTTGATACTGTTTTGTTATTTATAACAAAATCATCTCCACTAAAAGTTTGAATTATATTGAAAGCATCTTTGAGAGCTTGATAATCACTTGGATTTTGTTTGAGTGATCCGACATGTTCTGCTAATCTTTTAGAAGCTCCTTCTTGATCTAAATTTGGATCTATGGATGGTTTGGTATGAACATACGCACCTTCCATAACACTTTTGATAAGGTTTCCAAATCTATTCACATATCTAGATTCTTTAACATCCTCGACACTTTCGGCTCCAGCCTGTGCTTCTACAGAAGTATCCAATATAGGAGTTCCGTCTGGTTTTACACCTTCCGGGGCATCAAAAATTGAAGGTTTGATCTTTTTAAGATCATCTACAATAATTTCAAAACCACCATCTGGTTCTAACAATCTTCCATCAGGATTTCTAAAATTCTGATATTCTTTTAATTTGTCAGGATCGTTTAAAAGCTCATCTAATGATGCTACACCAAAATAATCAGCAGCATCCTTTTTAAACTCTGGAGAATCGATGTAGTTTGGGTTCTTTTGCTTTTTATTCCACATCTTACTACGTCTGATTGCTCTTGCTCTCGATCCTCTACCTTTCAATACACCTTTTGAATTAAGTCCGACAATGATACCTTTCGGTTTACCTTCTTTGTCTAGTTCTTTATGTACATCATCTAAGAATCTTAAATCACTTTCATCTCCGTTTATTACTTTGTATCCTTTATAATATGCGGGTAAAATATTATTTTTTTGATAAAAAACATATGCAACATTTCCGCCATCTTTAAGAATTTGTTCTGCTGCTTTATCATTTAATTCGCTACGACTGAAGGTTTGATGAATTAAACCACTTTGTTTATATTTCTTGTATCTAGGAACAATTTTTGTATAGTCATAGAATTTTATATCACTGTGTTGATTAATAAAAGCTTCTAAATTTTCACCAAAATCCACATCAGATGTTCCATTGAGTCTGATTGCTAATTTCAATCCAAGTTGATTGGCAAGATCCTTAAGAAGGATAATATCAGATTGTAATTTTAGATAAAAGGATTCTGGAGTAAGATGAAGTTCTTTTGCCTTTCTTATTCTGGACTTTATTTTACTATCCAAAAAGGCAGCATTACCTGCTGTATTCAAACAACCAATTCTGCAACAACCAGTAGATCCTACACAAACATTTACGCCACCTTCTTTGGCTGGTGCGATATAAAGAATACCAGTAAGATATCTGTCTCCAGTTCTCTTGTCATAAAGAGATTTGAGTGTTTTTGGATCGGAGGCAACAGAGAGAAGATTTAACTTTAATCTCTGGGTAGCTTTAATGATTTCATTAACCTTTTCACTTTCTTCGGGTGTGATATCAGCTTTTGCTTCTGTTAGGATTTCCGCACAGTAAGGACAATCATCATGATTTTCTGTGTAAATATTAAACTTGGTATACATTATTAATATTTACACCAGTTATTTTACTTTTCAGTAGTTATAATTGTAAATTTATATAATAATAAATTTTGAGCCTTTTTTTGTGTTAATTCCTTTTTTGAACTTACTATAAGTTTTTTCTGGGAAATAATAAATGCTTTTTGGTTTAAAACTTCCTGTGCTTCATCGTCATTTTTGTAAAATCCAGACCATTTTATGACATTTTCAGAAGAATTCACAATAATACTTAATTTTTATTAATCCAGTTTTCCTTTAATTTTTTCAATTCTGCAGAGAGATTTTTTATCTTTTTTTCTTCATTTAAAGAAATATTAAAGTTTCCAAATTTTTCATCAGATGAAATATATGCTTGTAATTCATCCTTTAAAGAAGATTTATTATATCCTATATTAAGCAACCAGTTTTCTATCTTTTCTTTTGTTTTTTTTGAAAGTCTATCTGTAATTTTATCTGCCTCCTTTTTATATGTGGGATACAAATAATATAAGGCATGAGAAACTTCATGATCAATGGTTTCTTGGTCAGATCCATTAACTCCTATTAAATAGTAATCTTGATTCTTTTTAATTTTTTTCTCTATTTCTGATAAAATAATATCGAAAATATCATCATATTCATTCCAATCATCATAACCATTTGATTCCCACATAATTCTGCGAAACCTTTTGATTGTATTGGAGGGTATATTGAAACCTGCCCAATCTTCAGGATATGTAAAAACACCATTACCTAATTTTTTTGAATAGAGCTTTTGAAATTGCATCATAGAAAATCTTTTCCCTTTTATTTCCTTGAAAGGAGATTCATAAAATTCTTGAATCCTACAAAAGGTCATACTAAGATCGTATGAATCATCCATAGAAACCATGAAAATGCTAGGATGTATTTCTTTGAGTTTATACTTTATTTTCACAATACGGATATTTTATAATATTTCGTATAATAAGTCAACGAGATTCTATTATTACTATTAAGAAGTTTTTTCTATTCTCTTTAATTTCGTGTAGTATTTAGGATCTTCAAATAGATGATCCATAGCAATTTTTTTTGCTGTTTCTTCGTCTTGTGTATGTTCTCTTTCTATCTCAACACCTGCATTTAATTCGCTTTGAATTTCTTCTAAACTTACGTTATGTTTACTGGCAAGACTTTCCACAGTTTGATCTTTTGCCAAACCGTTTAAAATGTTTTCTACTAAAAAGTTAAATTGCATAGAAGTATTTACTTAAAATTCTATTTTAAAATTTGTAAATGTTCTATTAAGAATATTCCTGTCTTGTTCTTTTATAACCAATCCTGTAAGAACCAAATTAGTTTTTTTTAACAAAACTATATTATAGTTTTTTTGTAAATGATTATTTATAAGTTCTATTGTTTGATCTTCTGCATTAATTTCCTTATTTGGTTTTACATCTTGCGCTAAACAAGATGTAAAACCTAACAATAAGATTATGCCTCGCAGGATTTGCACGATAAGATATTCCTAGAAAGTTCTTGGCTAGGTGAACTGGATCTCTGATAGTAGAAAGTCTTTACACCCATCTTCCAACCTTCAATAAGCAATGTGCTAACATCCTTTGCAGGAGTTGATGGAGGAACCATGATATTCAAAGACTGAGATTGATCAATATATTTTTGTCTGGCAGATGCTTGAATAACAATCTCCTTTTGTGAAAGTTCTCCGAAAGTTTTGAAAACATCTTTCTCGTCCTGAGTAAGGAAATCCAAATGCTGAACACTTCCACCCTTTACTAAAATACTCTTCCAAGTTTCTTCGTCGTGTTTTCCCTTCTCTTTGAGAAGTTTCTTGAGATAAGGATTCTTGTAGGTGAAGTTTCCCTTTGCAAGCTTATTGACAAAGTAGTTGCTATTGAGTGGTTCAATCGACTGACTTACCTGACCGAGAATGAATGACGAAGATGTTGTTGGAGCAACCGCAAGAGTTGTTACATTTCTACGACCATATCCCTTGAGGAGTTCGGGTTCACCTAAAATATTCGCAAGTTCTTCGGTAGCTTTGTCGGCTCTTTCACGGATAGTTTTGAAGATGGAATTATTAAGCATCTTTGCTTGCATGGATTCAAATCCAATCATATTGGACTGAAGGTAGGAATGCCATCCAAGAACACCAAGACCCAATGCTCTTTGATTTTTTGCAAACTTATGAGGTGCTTCCATAAATTTTACACCTTCGGTCTTATTTACAAATTCTTCATTTACTGCATCAAGGAAATAAACCATTGTCTCAACTGCATCAGTTTCCTTAATCTCATCCCAATGAAGAAGATTAATTGAAGAAAGAACACAAACAAATGATTCATCAACGCCATTTGAAAGTTCAATTTCGGAACAATTGTGCGTGACTATTCCATTACAAATCCAATGATGTTCATCGGATTCAACAGTGCAGCAATATACATCCTCTTTACCAACATATTCGATAGAAGAAATCTTGTAAAATTTCTTTGTGTTGTCTCTATATTCTCTATCATCTATTGTGATGCTTTTTCTGCTTAAGAATCTTGTGTTTTTCTCAAAAACAAGTGCATCGTTTTTATTACTAATAATAAGTCTGTAACAGTCTTTAACATCATAATATTTGTTACCACCTTTACCGTCTGGTAGTAAAGTTTCACCAGCTTTTCTAATAACTCTAATAGAAGATTGCATTCCAAGATTAGCTAGAATTAATTGAATTTCTTTCAGAAATTCTTTATTGATGGATGCTAGTGCAATTTGTAAAGGATCACCGTGTGAATTTGATTTAAATACTGTACCATCTGCATAATAAAGACCTCTGATATATTGCCATTGTGTTTCTTCATCTGCTGACCAAATCCATTCTGGTACATATCCCTTTTCAAAATTAAGTGATTTTTTCAAAGCTCTTCCAGTTAATCTTTTTTTTGCGTCAGATCCTTCTTGTACCACACAATCATTAAATGTAGGTTTATCATAAATTCTTCTATTATGATTTGAAATTTGTGTTTTATATGTTTCACAAACATAATCATGATATGATTGAACTTCATCTAAAAGATCAAAATCATTTTCCCACAAATCAATCATAATCAAATCTTTATGTTGGGTTCCATCTGCTTGATATAAGCCAAGAAGAAATGCTTCTTTAGGCATATTTCTATTACCAAATATTCCTTTATTAGTTTGAATTGCAACAGAATCACCAATTTTTAAATCTTCACAGGCGACATCCTTTGTGATTATTACTTGGGGTTCGTTTGGTTTTTGTGTTCTTTTATCAAGAACAGAAACTTTATGGTAGGATGTAATGGTATGTGTCATACCATTTTCCAATGTAATTTTAAATACATCTGCATCTTTTTCTATAATCTTCATCGGAGAAGATTTAACAATTTTATTATTATCAAATAAGCTCAATTCTTCTCCGATTTCACAAAGTTCTTTTGCTGTTAAAATACCAAAATTAGAAGGAACTCTTTGATCTCCTGTTACGCAAAGATTTGAGTTGTTGATCTTTAATCCCTTGTCTTTGTAGACTTTAGGAGCATTGTTGTTTACGGTATCTGTGAACTGAATATAGGGATAACCAGTTTCAAATCTCTTCTTGATGATTGCTGCCCAAATCTTTCTCTTTGCCTTGTCTCCCTCTGTCATTTCCTGCATCCACTGATCGGTAATAGTAACGCCGATGCTCATGTTTTGAATAGGATGACCGATGGAACGAATCTGCAAGAACTCTTCAATGTCGGGATGTTCAACCGGAAGATATGCAGCAAATGATCCTCTACGAGCAGATCCTTGAGAAATCACATCAGCAACGGTGCTGAAAAGTTCCATGAAATGCACAGGACCACTAGACTCACCACCAGTGGAAATCTTTGCACCTCTCTCACGAAGATCACCAAAATAACCAGAAGTGCCTCCGCCCATTTTTGACATGGTTCCAACTTCAGCAACTTTGTTGAGAATGCTTTCCATGCGATCTTCACAATATGAACCGAAACAGGAAACCGGATAGCCTCTCTTGTTTCCAAAGTTTGTCCAAACGGGCGTACTCAACGAGTAGTAACCTCTGGAGACATAGTCTTCAAATTTGTCGGCAAAACCTTTGATTCCTAAAATCTTTTCCGCATTGTCTGCGATTTGTCTAACTCTTTGTTCTGGTGTGGTTCCTTCTTCAAGGTAACCACCCTCCAAGAACTTTCGGGAATCTTTGTTGAGCCAATAATATTTGTCGGAATTCTGCGTGTTGTTACTCATAAATTTGATATCTATATCTTAGCACATTGCGTTTGAATAGCAATCAAATTGTAGATTTATTTTTTCCTTATCGTTTAATGATTATCTTATATAGCATAATCACTATATTTTACAAACCTATATTAGGGAACTCTTTTTTTAGACCATCAAAAATCTGTTTAGCCATTGGTGTACCAATATTTTGCTGAGATATCTTTGAACCTGTTTTTTGAATTGGATCAAAAACATATCCTCTATCCGTAAGTTGCATATATTTTGACTTGATATCAGGAGCTAATTTATTATAATCAACACCACTTATAGTTTTGGTTATTTGTCCTCTATTATCAAATCCAATATAAATGCTTGTATAATTTCCGTGCTTTGAAGGGTTATATGTTTGATTAACATCTTGAACTTGTCCGTAAGCTTGTTCTAATAAAATTGTATCTTTGTTTCTCATATTTAATATTTACCAAAAAAAAAACATTTTTATGAAATTTTTAATTTTTCTTTTCTTTTAGCCCAAGCTAGTTTCATCTTTTCTCTAGTTGATTCGTTGTGAGTTTTACCATACATACCATTATTTTCACCAGCATTGACTTTTTTGAATTTTTCTTTTGTTTCTTCAGAAACAGGATTTTTTTTATAGAATTCTATCATTCTAAGTCTTTGTTCTTCTTTTGTTTTTTCATTCCAATATCTTTTATTAAATTTTTTTATTTTTTCTCTTTGTTCATCAGAAATCCAAGGTAAACCTTTTTTTCTACGAGTTTCTACCATTTTCTTCCAAGATTCTTTACTTCTTTTCTTTAAGGCTTCTTTTTGTTTTTGTATAGTTTCTTTAGATTTTGGTTTTTTCATTTTATTCTTTGTAGCTTCGGATAAATTATAACCACCTTTGTTTACAAAGTTTTTACCACCATTATGTTGATTAAAAAACATAGGATGTTCAGCAGCATTTACTTTTATTAAGAATCTTGATTCATATGATAAAGCTTCTTCTGGTGTTTTAAAATGTTTTATTTTTAAAACTTCAAATGAATTTAGACCATCTTTCTTTATCAAATCTTTTATGATTTTTGAAGTAGTCTTATAACCAAATTCGGTCATTAGATTTGATGAATCTGCTGATGAATTTATTTTACAACCAGCATAATATTTTTTAGTTGGTTTATGTTTTATAATATAAAAATATGGTGTTGCCATATTTATACTTATACTACTCGACCTATAGAATATTAAAATAAGTCACTTTCATCAAATGATTGTGAATTTCTACTATACTCAACGGGTTTGTTTTGAAAAAAATCTTGCTTTCCGTTTCCTAAAAGTTGTTCATCAAACCAAATAGTTTTTTTGAGTTCTTCCTTATCAATATCAAAAATCTTTTTGAAACCGATTTCCTTGAGTGCTTCATTCATTCGATTCTTAATAAACTCCTTAAGAAGGGGAGAGTTCAAATTGTCGCTGACATAACCATTAACAATCCATTCGATGATTTTGCATTCGTGTTCAATGGCTTCTTTGGCTTCTGTTAGAATTTTATTTTCAAGCTCATCGTCAAAAAGTTCTGGATATTCTTTACGAATAACATTAACAATCTTCATACCAACCTTTGCATGAAGGTCTTCTTCTCTTGAAGTGTATTCAACTTGCTTGTTGGTATCTTTGAGAAGATTCTTGAACTTACCAAAATAGTTAATGGTATAGAACTGAGAAAATAGTGCAATGTTTTCAACAAACAATGTGAAGAGAATCAATGAATATACAAATTGTTTCTTGTTGTCATCGTGGAACTTGCGAAGATGTTTACGAAGATAATTGACACGACCTTTGATGATTGGCTCTTCCAAAATTCTATCGAAAGAATCCTCAATACCAAGAACTTCAAGAAGACGAGAATATGCATCTCCATGAATGACTTCGATATTTGCCATGACATATCCCAAATCATTCAAAGAAGGATGAGGAAGATTGTCACCAAGCTTTGCCCAAAACTTCTTAACTGAGATTTCAAGCTGACCAATTGTGGAAAGAGAGCGAATAATGATTTCCTTTTCAACATCGTTGAGCTTTACTTTAAAGTCCTGCAAATCGCTTTGGAAGTTGAATTCTGCATCTGTCCAGAATCCATTGTGCATTGCCAAAATGAAATCTTTTGTCCAAGGATAGTGGTTTGGCTTGAGGGGAATTACTTCATCGAAAATTTTGACTTTGGGTTTGTTTTTGCTCATAAAAAATGTACTTTTATTTACCATGAGATTACCATTAAGCTTGGGTGTTTCAATTTTTATTTTTTTATTTTTTTTGTAGATGTTTTTCTTTTTCTTGGGCGTGAAGCAATGTGTCTAATTAATTCTGATTTGTAAAGCTTTAAGCTTATGTCTTTTAGGAATCTTGCATGATCTAAATATGTCATCAAATTTATCATTCTTTTTTCAGCATATAACACTTGCGTTTCACACCACTCTGGATGAATGTAGTGTATGCATTCATGATATGCGGTCGCTAAAAGTTCTCCGCTAGGATTAATTTCTATGTCTGTCCAATTACAATATCCATGCACACCCCTCATTTTTTTTAAAAGGAAAAATTCTGCTGGTTTTCTTTTAACCAAATTCAAACATTTACTATAAAGTCTTTTTATCTTGGGTCTTCCTAACTTTTCCATATCTATAATACTTATAAATTAAAAAATAAACTTGTAAAGCCTAATTGTCTCTTTTGTTTAAAAAAAAGGTTGCATATACAGAATGTTCGTTTATAGTCAGTGACATGTTCTCGATTCCAAAAAAACAAATCCAATCCATAGAAATCACTGGAAATGATCTTTCATTTTATAATGCTACTAATGATAATGAATTTCCAATTAGAAGATATATAGAGAAGAAACACGGGTATGCTCCTAGTTTTTTTTATTCTGATGAACATTTCAAAGGAGAAATTTTCCAATATATGTTAAAACATGGAACTCTTCTTTCGTATACTTCTGTTGGAAAACTACTTCCAATGATTGAAGATTCTTATAAGGGTCTTCGTGGTGGTACGTTTTGGTTTTCTTATAAAGATGTTTATATAAGAATTTCTCTTGATAATGCTCCGGATGAATCTGAAAATATGTTTACTTCTTCTAGTTTTTCACATATGCCGATGAATATCAAACTAGAAGAGGATGGAAGCGAAAAAATTATTCCAGATAATAAAACATTTTCAATAATGATGGCTGCTCCGTCAATTGTTCAGAAATTCCCAATCGAAGATTTTAAAGATTTTATAATCAAAGATGCTAAAGGTAAGGTTCATATTTTTATTAAAAATCAATATAATGAATATGATTTTGAACCAATTAAATTAGAAACAAATACAGACATGAATCTTGAACTTAACTATGGTGCAAAGTTCAAAGAGATACATGATACTATTACACAGAGGCTTACCGAAAAGCCTAGTGGTTTGTATATGTTTCATGGTTTGCCCGGAACAGGAAAAACTACATATATTAAATATCTAGCAGGAAAGATAGAAAGGGATTTTATTTATATACCTACTAACATGCTTGAATATTTTACATCAGATCCGAACAGTCTTTCGGTATTATTAAAGAAACCAAACTCGGTGCTTGTATTGGAAGATGCGGAAAAGGCTATTCTCAAGAGAGAAGATGGTGGTAGCTCTTCTTCGGTTTCTTCGCTTTTAAATCTTTCCGATGGTATCATGAGTGATATCATGAAGACAGCAATCATTCTTACATATAATTGTTCTAAACAAGATATCGATGAGGCTCTTCGTCGTAAGGGAAGGTTGCAAGTAGATTATGAGTTTGGTCTTCTGCCCAAGGACGATGCCATTGCACTTGCCAAATCATTGAATTATCCGAAGGAAATTATAGATACTGAAATTACAGAAGATATGTCTTTGGCAGATGTTTACAATCTTAAGATAAAGGTTGACTTCTACGAAAAGAACAACAAAACAGAACGTGTAATTGGATTCGGAGCATAATGAACCTAGAAGATTTTTTAAAATTAGAAGATAGTTTTTCTGATATAAGATTCATAGAGAAAGATCATTCCTATAAAATAGGAAATGAAATTGCAAAATATTCTGTAACAAAACTTCTTAAAAAATATGAAAAACCGTTTGATTCTGAAAAGATATCGCAAAGAGTTGCAAAAAAACGGGGAATATCAGTTAAGGATGTAATCAAAGAATGGGATTACAAAAGAGACTATTCAACCCATAAAGGATCTGAGTTTCATTTATTTGCAGAAAACTTCTTACAGAGAAGACAAATTGCTATTGATAGACAAGCTATCCGAAATTTTCTAATCGAAAGGGGTGATGTAGTTTTCATCAATGACTATTATGATGAAATTGCCTTGCTAGTAAAAAATTTCCTAGAGTTTTATAAATGGTGGAAAGAAGATTATATTCTTTTAAAGACAGAATTTGTAATCGGTGACAAAGATGCAAGTGTATGTGGAACGATTGATAATCTTTCATATAATAGGAAAACCAAAAAACTAGCTATATTCGATTACAAAACAAACAAAAAAATCGGTATGTCTAGTGATTATGGAAATAAGCTTCTGGAGCCTTTTGATTATCTTGAGGAATGTGAACTTGTAAAGTATAGTCTTCAATTATGGTTATATAAATTAATGATTGAAAAGAATACTTCGTTTGAAGTTGAACCTCCTGCGATTGTTTGGGTGGCAGGACAAAAAAGTTATGAAGTGATCCCTACTTTGGATTTATCCAAAGAAGCAGAATATATTTTACAAAATGTTTAGCGTATGGAGTAAATAGTCTATACATATTATGGACTCCAAAGATTTAAGAATGCTTTCTGAAGCATATTCTAACATTTATAACAACGACGATTTTCGTAGAGAAGACTCTAGAGCAGACGCATTAGATTACGAAGAAAAAAACGATGCTCTAAAACCAAGTGCAAAAATAAGAAGCACTAAAGGAGTTGTAAAAATTTCTGTAGTTAAGAAAGCAGAAACAGGAGAATATGTTGCTAAAGTTTATATCAATGGCAAATATCAAGAGGGACCTTCTTATTATACAGATAGTTTAGAAGACGCAATTGCCACAAAGAAACATATGTTAAATCATTATGCAGATAGTGGTTATATCATAAAGGAATCAGCTAATATTATTCCAGACGATGTTGCTGCTAAAAAGATTGCAGAAAAAATAAAAGGAACCCCTAATTTAAATGTTCCTACATTAAAAATGTATGTTAAAAAATATTTGCCTATGGTTGGTAAATCTTCAACAGATGTTGATTATATCACTGCATTAGTTTATGATGAACTACAGTCACTTGGTCTTATGGAGTCTAATCGATATGAAGATTTTTCCGATGAAGCTGAAGATGAAGAAAAAGCAATAAGAAATCAAGAAATTTCAAATCGCATGAATTCGGATTCTTATAATGACAATCTGAAAGATGCAAAGGAATACGAAGAAGAGCAACGTAAACGTCATAATGGTCCTTATGATCGTGGTAGTGCTGATAGTTGGTATCGTCGTCCTCAATCTCCTCATTATTATATTAAAAATCAAGACGGAACTTCAAAAAGAATACCAGAAGATCAAATGACGGATGAAGAAATTGAAGATTATTATGAAGGATATAATGATAATGAAAAAGAAGGTGGTCATAAACAATATTCCGATAATCCTTTTGAATCCGTATCTTCTGAAAAGACTACTTTAATCGAATCCAAAAAGAAAGTTAATCCTTGGGCAGTTGCTAAATCAGTAGCTAAGAAGAAACATCTTGGCCCTAAAGAGGAAGAAAAAATCGTAAAGGGTGTTAAGAAAAGTGCTAAGAAATATGGTAAGAAAATTACATCAAAAAGTGTAAAGAAAAAATAATATATAATTTTTATTGAATTTGAACTAAACAAAGATAAATATTTTTAACACTATGTCATTAATGAAATCATACCTCAACGTATTAAACGAAGATAAGGCTACAACCTTTACTAGCAGCGGTATTGCTGACGAGACAAAAAAGATCGTCGGTGATCTTCCCGGAGCCAAGGAAAATTCAAAGCCTAAGAACAAAGCAACTGAAAAGGTTGCCAAGGAAATCGAAGCTCCTGTTAAGGGTCCTCACTCTGAACAAGATTCAGAATCTCTTCCACACAAGGTTGAAGAGAAGACAAGAAATCCATTTGATCTTCTTTTCAATAAGATAATTTCTGAAGAAGAAATTAAGGATTTAGATATGGAAGACAATTTCGAGGCTTCCCCTGAAGGTGATAGCTTTGATTTCAACACCGAAATCGAAGACCAAGACGAAACAGACGGCGAGGAAGATGAATTTTCTAGTGAAGAAGAGGAAGAAGTTTCCTTACACACTGTATTAAATCACTTAAAATCTGCTGTAGAAGCTTTAGAGCAATTAGCAGGTGAAGAAGAGTCTGAAGAATCCGAAGGCGAAGAACTCGGTGAAGAGGAACTCGAAGAAGAAGAAGATTTAGACGGAGAATCAGAAGGAGACGACACAATGGACGGTGGTCCAATGACCGAAGAAGCTACAGAGATTGAAGAACTCGGTTCTTGTGAAGATCTTTCAGATAAGAGCAAGCAAACAGTTAAGGGTGCAGTTCCTGTTTCTAAGAAAAAGGGAGAAGCAACAAAGGGTGTAAAAACAACCGGAAAGTTTGAACCCCTCTCCTCATCAGAAGGAGAAAGTCTTACAAGCAAGAGTAAACAAAATGTTGGTGGAGTTACTGTTGGTAAGTCTTTATTCGATCAGTAATAAATAATAAATAAATTAAACATAAAAAGCCCTCTTCGGAGGGCTTTTTTATTGGTAAGTAAATATAATACATGGACTCCTTTAAAAAATACTTTAATATTGCAAAGCCCACTGAGAACAGCAGACAACAACATCAAAACTTGCTTAGATCACCAATAAGAAAACATCAAAATCAGGTTGGGTATGTACATGGTTATAAAGGAAAAAAAGAAGATCCTATCATAGATAATATTGTAAAGAATGAAAAATATGGATTTTGGAATATTTCATATGATGCTGGACTAAGACTTGCTAGAACATATGGCTTAACTCATGATCCAAAAAGAAAATATTCTAAAGCAATAAAACAGACCGGAATTATATTAAGTTATTATCCACCTGCGAAAGCAGAAAACGAAGAAGAACAAGCAGGAAAAGGAAAATTTTACGTTTCCAGATCCGAAAAAAAGAAATAATATGGAAAAATTAAGATTTTTAAATAAACATATAAACCAAAATGAAAGGGAAAACTTTTCAAATTGGTGGTATGAGCAAATTAATATCTATGGACAAGACATCCTATATTATTCATTAGACACATCTCTTTCTGCTTCCAATTTCTTATATGGTGAACAGCCAGATGCTGGTTTTTCTCCACCAAAAGAATTTGTTGTTCTTTTAAATTTAAACAACGATTCTCTTCTTTTATCTAAATTTGGAATTATAGCAGATAGTGATTTGGCTGGTGTTATTCATCCAAAAACATATACACTCTATTATGGAGCTTCATCAGAACCAAAAGCTGGTGACTGTATGACACTTTCAGAATATGGTGTTGATCGTTTAAATTATCCAAAAAGAGGTGCAAATGTTTTTCAACTTACAGAAGTAATTGATGAATTTCAAGGAAATCCTCTCGGTGGACATTATGTTTGGTTTTTCAAGGCTAAACGTTATGATGCTAGTTATGCACCTAATGGTCCCGGTTCTGGACTCGGAAATAATCCATTAGACGATACTGCCCAAGCAGACGAAGCCTCTCTCAATAATTTTGATTATGCCACAGAGAATCCGTGTGATAATACCTCTGTTTATGGAGGTTATTAATCAGACGATATATGATTCCTTATCATTAGGTTCCTCTGAATAACAGATTTGAATTTTAAAATCTTGTTCAAGAAGTTTTCTTAAAATGATATCTTGAGTCTTATCAATATAATCTTGGATAGCTTTTGGTTTATAGACGATTTCCTCTGGAGGAATACCCTTTTCTTCTGCTTTATCTGCTACGATATTAATCGCCTCATACATAGCCATCCATTTTGCCAAAGTAGCTGCTTCTGTGTGAGTTTTCTCCCACCATTCAAGAGATTGTTTGTTTGTTGTTTGTGTTACTGTTTTCATATTATTCGTTGGTAAGGGATGCTCCGGTAGGATTGTTCATAATGATAGGATCTGTAACACCCGCTACACTGAATACAATATTCACAACATTTTTCTTAGAACATTTATCACAAACAAATTCCACTCTTTCTTTTTCATCTGGAATAAATGTAATTACATTTGGTTGTTTACATGAAGAACAACCCAAAATAGAAGAAAGTTGTTCTAGTTTATCCAGTTCTTTCTGTCTTGTTTTCTGAATAAAATAATTGTTCACAATAGTTCCAACAAAACTAAAAAGAATATATTGTAAAGAAACAGCTAGAATAAAGGCAGCAATAAAATTGCCACCAAACATCCAAACAGAAAGTGATATCAATGAAGAAATGAATAAAACTACTAGAGTAGATTTAATGAATATTGCGATTTGATTTTTCATACCAGATAATAATGCAACATATATCTGGTAATGTAAAGTAGAAAAATTACTTTTTTTCTAATTCTTTGTATAAAGTGCTCTGTGTATTTTGGGGAGTTTGAGTAGGAAGACTCCCTGCTAAATTTGTAGCAGATACTATCTGTGAACCAACTACTTGTATTCTAGCCAAAGCACCTTTTGTATATTTTATAAACTTCTTCAACTCATACCTTTGCTTCTTTTTAAGCGTAGGATTCATTCTAAGACAAGCCTCCATCTTCTTCAATGCGGATAATAAATAGACAAAACTATCGGCAAAATCTGCACTTACTGTTTGAAGGGGCCAAGGTATTTCTGGTGTGTTTTCTGGTTCAGGTGCAGTTGGTGGGGATATTGGGGGTGCGCCGTGTTGATATGGGAAATTGTAACCACCACTCGAACTGAGGGGTACGTAATCTTTACGAGGTGGTTCACTGGAACCACCATATTGACGGTTATTCCACATCCCGTCCAAAGATTCATTTAATGTTTTTTTAAAATCCATTTTTAAGAAACTTTTCCCATTTTTACTAAATTACCGCATCTTGCACAAACCCATCTACAAATGTTTTCTGTAGTTCTTGTTGCGCTGTTTGGTATTTGATTTACTTGTCCTTGTACTTGTGCTCCGCAAAAAGAACATGGTATGGGTCTGTTTACTACTGATGTGTATGTTGTATTGGTCATTAGATATGTATTTACTTATTGTTGGTAGGTTTCCAAGTTGTTTTTTCTAAATCTGAGCCACTAATATTATGATCCACATGTTTGTTTTCTCTGTGATGTTGATTTTTATTAGCTTCTTCCTGCTGTGTGGCAAGTTGTAATTCTTTAAATTTATGAGTAATAAATTTGCAAAGCTCAGAACGAACAATATCATCTTCGGTTAATTCCATACAGAAAATACCATGTTCTTTGGCTTCATCATTATTGAAAAGATTATAAACCTTATCGAATCCTGATTTACCAGCAGGTAGATCACTCTGTTCTGGATCACCACAAAGGAATACCTTTGAGAATTCACCGATACGACTCATAAGAGTATGGATTTCTCTTTTAGAGAAGTTCTGAACTTCATCAGCACATACAAATTTTGCGGAGAAGTGGAGACCTCTCGCAAAGTTAATTGGGCAGATGGTCAGTCTGTTGTCCTTTTCTAATCTATCTAATTGTGGTTTGCAGAGAAGTTCCTCAAACTTATCATGGAAAGGAGTTAGATAAACATTGAACTTTTCAGCAACATCACCGGGCAAAAACCCTAGTTTTGAATCTGAAGATTCAACTGCTGATCTTACAAGTACCATATCGGATATTCTTCTCATGTTAAGAAGAGTTAATCCACAGTACATTGCAAGTGTAGTTTTAGATGTACCAGCAGGACCTTTAAGGAATAACACCTTTGTTTTCTTGTCTAGGAAAGTAGCAATAATTTCTTTTTGCTTTTCTGTCCAAGGAAGGTTCTTAATAGTAAGATCGAATGATATTTTATCTCTTTGAAAGACGTAAGGAGAATTATCTTCTGTCTTGCCAGCTTGAATGGTTGTCGTTTCGTGATGAATTCTACCGGATTGTTTTTTGATAGAATCCTTTTTGTTGCGGGGGGATTTTCCCATATGTTATAAGTTATTTACTTTGTTTATACAAACAAATTAGGGAATGCTGCTTACAATAGTATTTTGAACCTGTCCACCATTTGAGTTTGCAGTATTACTATTAGTGTCTTTTTCAGATTTGTTTTCTGTATCTTTTTCCTCTGGTTTTGATTCAGTATTGTTTGTTGTTTTTAAATTTTTTGAAAGTGCCTGAATCGCAGCAGCTTCGTTTGCATTTAAATTTGGAGTGCTGGGATTTGTTTGTATTTTCTTCAAAGCGGCTACTAAATCTGGATGGAGACTAGCTGCACCTGCTGCTTGTGGTGATGTTGGTGATGGTTGATTATTGTAATATCCCCCAGAATCAGTTCCATCAGCATTTACTTCATTTAATTGATTTAGGGTTTTTTCTATTATTTGTGAGAATTTGTTCATTCTATATATAATTATATGCAACTGTTGTTTTTTAAAGTAAAAAAAAATATCTAAAAATGATAACAAACAAAGGTAAATAATACTAGTAATTATGTCAACACTAACAATAGCATCACCCGGCGTACAAATCAATGAAGTAGATCTTTCGCAGATTTCTCAGGTTTCTGGAGCAACAAATGTTTTCTTAACAGGATTCGCTTCACAAGGACCGACAAATGAATTAATAAATGTAACAAGCATTTCAGATTTTGAAGGAACATTCGGTTCTCCAACTAATGCAGCAGAACGTTATCTTTATCATTCTGCTCGTCAGCTTTTAACAACATCCCCTGCTAATGTTTTAGTAACAAGAATGCCTTATGGTTCTGGTGCTGGTGAAGGATTTTCAAATCAATATTCCGCACTTGTTTATCCGCTTTCTTCGGATGCCGCAACATATGAAGATTCCACAAGCTTCAAGGTATTACCTCCTGTTTCGGTTCTTCTCACAGACGATGAATATACACAAATACTCGAAAACAATATTGTTTGGGGTAATGGATATACTGCAGGTGATATTGAGTCATTTGCTGATATATCCACAAAGGGTGGTATCGTTGTTTTAGATTCTGCTAAAACAGCTATCAGTGAAATCTATGAAGGTTATTATGTAGGTCTCTGTGATAACTCAAATGCAAATCCTGCATCTGATTTTAATTCAATCACTGGCATCAAGGCATCGAACACAATAATTGACGGATCATATCAGACATTTACTAATGTTCCTTCATCCAGACTCGACTTCAGCTTAACACAAAGTTTCTCTGCTGGTGGAGAAAGTATCTCACAAACAATAGAGCAGTTCCCAACAGCATTTAATTTTGGATCTTCTTCTTATAATGATTGCTTGACACTCATGGTGTTCAAGATTCGTACATCCATATATGCACAGGATACTGTTGTTCTGGATGCCTTGGTCAGCGAATCCTATACAGGATCACTTTATGCCAAGAGAACCCAGAACAATCCTGTTGGTGGAGCACCTGTAACCTTTAATCTTGATAATGTAGCAAACCGCAATTCATCAAATATTAAAGTTGTAACTAACCCATACATCGCAGACACAGGAACATGGGTTAACTCTGACGGAACACCTGCAAAGACTGTAAGAGTCTCAGATGAAGCTAAAAACCTTTATTCTGAAGGTGTTTACATCTCCACAACAAATCAAATTGCTGGAAATGTTGGAAATGTTCCAGCAAAACTTCAAAGAATTCTCAACAACATTGATAACTTAGATCAACCACTTGATGTTGTTGTAGAAGCAGGTCTTGGAACAATTTGGTCTAGTGCAGTAATGAGAGAAGCAGATCCTAATTATGGAGATGGAAATGGTGTTTATATCTTCGATGAAACATATAACGTTGACATCTCCACACTTAAAGAACAAACAGGAAATATTGTAGGTGGATCTCTCTACAATGCTTATCAAGCAATTGCTACACAATTCATAACATTTGCTGATCAAACAAGAAAAGATCACTTATTCATCGCAGATCCTATTCGTAACATTTTTGTACAAGGAAAAAACACTAAAGCAACTACTGTAAATGGTTATAACTTCTCACAAGATATATACTGGCCTGTACATAATCAGTTTGCTTCTAATGTTTCTAGCTATGCTGCAACATACGGTAACTGGTTGCTTGTGAACGATACGGCATCAAACAGTAATGTTTGGGTTCCTTCCTCTGGTTGGGCTGCATCAATTATAGCAACAACCTCACAAAGAGTAGCTCCTTGGGCAGCACCTGCAGGATTCAATCGTGGTACTCTTACAAATGTAATTGATATCGGAGTAAGTCCGACACAAAAACAAAGAGATCTTCTTTATAGAATAAATGTAAATCCAATCGCATCATTCCAAGGTGAAGGTATTGTAATATTTGGTCAAAAAACACTCTACACTAAGCCTTCGGCTTTCGATAGAATCAATGTAAGAAGACTTTTCTTAACACTTGAAAAATCAACTAAGACTGCATTACAATACTATGTGTTTGAGCCTAATAACTACACAACACAAACCCGTCTTGTTAATACATTAAAACCAATATTTGACAAGGCACTTAATAGTGATGGTTTATTTGCTTATCAGATTGTATGTGACTCAAGAAATAACCCACCATCTATCATTGATGCTAATCAAATGAATGTATCAGTTTATATTCAACCAGTAAGAACAGCAGAATTTATTCTCTGTGATTTCATTGCAACACAAACCGGAGTTAACTTCAATGAAGTTATCGCACAAGGTACGTTTTAATGATTGAATTGAATAACAATAAGATAAATATTTAAAACATATGGGAAATTTATTCGCAAACCAAGACATCCAAGGCTTCTTCCAAAATGCCATAAACAAAGATTTTGCTCGTACAAATCTTTTCAGAGTTATTAGTATAGTAACTCCTGAAATTACATTTGACGAATCAGATTTAGTTTATATAACTACAACTACTCTTCCTGCAAGAGCAATCTCTAATGTTGCTGTTCCTTTCATGGGTCTCAAATTTAATGTACCCGGAACAGCAACATATCCCGGAAGTGAAGGTTGGCAGGTAACATTTAGAATGGGACAAGATCTTGCTATTCGTAATAAACTCGAAGCATGGTCACGTTCCATATTTGATGATGCTACAAGTACAGGAGCATATAGTGCAGGTAATCTCGGAAACGTAACACTTGCGCTTATGGATAAGACCGGAGAGCCTTTAAGTATTTATAATCTTATTGGAGCATATGTACAAAATATTGGTACATTTACCCTCAACACAACTACTGAAGGTACTGTTGTAGAAACACAAGCTACACTCGCTTATCAGTATTGGACTAACTCTGCAGTTGCTTAACTTAGAATAGCCATTTAGATAAGTATTCTAAATGGCTACTAGTCCCTATCAGTATTATAATCAAATATTAAATGCATGGCCTACGGCTATTGCATTAGAAAGTCAATGGTTTTGTTATTTTGATTTACAATCTGTCGGTGTTTTACAGAAAGACGTTTCTAATATATTAAACACATATGAATCTAAATCAGATTGGGGTATTAATATAGAAACTATTGCCACATTAATTAATAATGATAATCAAGCAAAAACTGAAAATTTAATAGGTTGTGTTTTTGCTAGACAAGTAACCCTTCCAAATGAAACAGTAGATGCTGGCAATCAGGGTTTGAGTTATGGAGGATATCAAGCACCAGCAACCACAAACGGAAGACAAGCATATGGTAAACTTAAGGTTATTTTTACAGAAACAAATAGTTCATTTATTGATTTTATAATAAGACCTTGGATAGTTGCTGTAGGATATTATGGTTTAGTTTCTAGAAGTGTGAATCAAGTAAAGTGTCGATATGCCGATATGTTTTATCTAGCTAAAACTGGCCCTAAAAGTTCTTCAGTTATTAGAAAAATTGCTAGATTTTACAACATAGCACCTGTGTCTGTTTCTGGTCTGTCCAACACATATGCATCCGAAGGTCTTCAGTTTTCTTCCGTAGACTTTGTATATGATTATTACAGTATAATTGATCCAACTGGTGGTGAATACTTGAACAAAACTGGTGGTTTCTAAATTGCTTAATCAGAAGTATTAAATAAGTTGTTGTAATGGATTATTACATCTATACAGTAGATTTGCCGTTTTCTGGCGTTAAACTCTCTTATCGTGAGTTGAATTCAAGAGAACAATTAATATTAGCAAAAACAAATATAATTTTACCATTAAACGATGAAAATGCTTTAGATTATGCGAGGGTTTTGCAAAAAATAATATTAAACTGTGTAGAAAATAAAAAAGACTTTTTTAACATAACCTTATTAGATTATGTTCTTTTTATAACAAAGTTAAGAATAATAAGCATTGGTAGTGATTTTGAACTTTATTTCAAACAAACCGATAAAAAAGATCCTGAAAAGGTAACTCTAGATTTAAACGTGTTTATGAAAACATTATACGAATCTGCTGTGGAGTCGTTGCGTGAATCATTTTTGGTAGAAAAAAATATAAAGATAAAACTAGATTATCCTAATATTACATCTGAATGTTTTCTTCTGGATTCTAAAGGAAAAAACAGCATAGAACATATTTTATCATCAGTTTCAGAGTACATTCAAACTATAGAAATAGAGGGAAAGACAATAAAAATGTTGTCATTTACTACTGAAGAAAAAAATGAAATGTATGAAAGACTTCCTGTTTCTTTAAGGTCTAAAATACAATTAAAAGTCTTAAGTTTCATAAAAACGCTATCAAATAAAAATTTATTCGGGCTTCCGAATATGGATATTTTTAAATTTAATTTTTATAATAAATCTCACCAAGAGTTAATTAGATTTTTCTTTTCAAATGATTTAAGATCCATATACCAAGACTATTATATATTAGCATCAAAGAAAATTAGCCCTTCTTTTGTTGATTCCCTGTCTATACCAGAAAGAAGGGTTTTCATATCATTTGTTGAAGAAGAGATGAAAAGTAGAGAACAAAACGTATTCAGTTCGGAAATTTCTGGTGGAGGAAATTCTACACAATTACAGGATCTTATGGATGAATTTGGGGGGTAGGTGAGTAATTAATCATATGTCAGAACAAGAAATCAAACCAATAAACTTTAACGAGGCACTTAGCCTTTTAGATAATGCTTCAAAAGAATCATTCCTTACTGATGCATGGATACCTTCCTTGAAGAGAACAGTAAAATTTAAAGAAATAACAGCAAAACAGCAAAAAAACATTATTGAATCTGCTATAGATTCTGTTGCATCTAAGTCAACTTTTTCTAAAATATTTTCCGAAATAGTATCTTCCAACTGTTTAGAAGAAAAGTCAGTTATAGAGGCTTTTACGGTCGCTGACAAGGCTTCTATAGCGTTTTCTATCAGGTCACAGATCTCAGATAAAATTACAGTAGTTTTTCAAGATGATCCAAAAGTTGAAAAAATAGTAGAACTGAATGAAATAATTAAAAGATTTTCCAATTACAAACACCCAGACATAGAAACTATAGAATTCTCAAAAAATGGCGTATCTATAGATGCTGAAATAGAACTTCCAACGATTTCACAGGAAGCTAAATTTGACCTTTATATCTATGGAAAAGAAAAATCAGAAGATCAGATCGAAGAAGTAAAAAAAATAATATCTGGTGCATTTTTGGGCGAAACTGCAAAATATATTAAAGAAATTAGAATAAATGGTAACTCATTAAACTATAATGTATTACATATTCCAAATAAAATTTCTATAATTGAAAAACTTCCAGCAGCTTTGGTTCAAAGTGTATTGGAAAAGATTGTCACACTTAAAGAAGATTTAAACAAAATTTCAACAGTTACACACGATACATTCAGTAAAAATATAGAAGTAGATACCTCTTTATTTCTTACAAATTAATTATATCTAGACATATAGATTAAGTATTCTATATGTCAGAATCGGTTGAAAATTTATTAAACGAAGCTCAAAAGGCAGGGGAGCCTTTTGGTTCGGAAACATTTACAACTTTAAAAAAGGATGTCCTTAACAAGTTGATAGATTCTCTTGGTAAAGTAGACACAAGAATAAGTGCTCTTAAAGATGATGATTTTGATAAGATGGCAGATCCTTTTGGTATTTTAGAGGTTCGTAAAACATCTAAAGCAGAGTTTGAAAAAAAGTGGAACAGTATAAAAGAAAAGTTAGATAAAATCGACCTAGACTTAGGAAAAACTATAGAGAATGGAATCAAAACTCCAGCAACAGCAACAGCAAGTGCAACTGCTGGAGCATCCACAACAAACGTGGTATCGTCTTTGGTTGCCAGTATAGATCCAAAAACTAACAAATCACTTTCTCTTATTACTACAAAATTAGAAGAACTACTCGAAAGTAAGGAAACTAAAAAAACAGCAGTAATACAAGAAGGTAATTTTGACAAAATAAAAAAGAACACGGGTCTGAGTGATGATGTGTTGAAAAAGTTTTATAGCATGGCTTTTGATCAAAAGAAAAAGAAGGCTCCGTTGTCACAAGAACTATATGAAGTTGGACCTAAAAAATTTGAATTAGATGAAAAGTCTATCTTAGATATTACAAAAAAATTAAAGCTTACTGGAGAAGAAACCGATTCTTTATTGAAAGAACTTGTTACAGAAGAAAAAGAACAAAAAAGTGCATTGAGAGACTTTTTAAAAGCACAGGGAGAAGGATTATTTAAAACATTAACAGAATTATTTGCTCTTTTGGCTGTTGGTATTACTGCACTTATTTTTGGTAAGCCTCTGCTAGGCATGGTTGATAAAATGTTTGGAACCAATTTATCAGAAGCATTTGATAATGCCACCTCATCTCTCCAAAAATTTAGTGGTTATATATTGGATGGTTCAAAAGCACTTTTGATGGCAATAACAGTTCTTACTCAATCTTTAAAGCTTTTTGCAAAAGTGTTGACTAGTCCTGTACAAACCGCTAAAATGGTTTTAGATGCCACAAAAGTAACAGCTGCTGGAGTCGCTTCCCGTTCAGCAGCTTTATTTGGTGCGAAGAAACCTAGTGTTCCTTTAGCAGAATCTAAATATACATTCAACGAAAAAACCGGACGTTGGCACGACAAGGTCAGTAACAAAATGGTTAAATCTAGCGTTGTGGAGGCAGAAAAAGCTGCGGGTAATGTAGGTAAAATGGCAGTAAAAGCTGGCGGTACAGCTGCGAAGGGAGCCGCTTCTGCTAGTGCAGAAGCCAGTAGTGCTCTTGGGGGTGCTTTAGCAAAAACCGGAACAAAAGCGGTAGCAAAGGCAGGATTAGGTGCTCTTTTAAAGGGTGGTCTTGGATTTATCTTCAGAAAAATACCTTTTATCGGTGCTATAATTGATTTTGCAGCAGCCATATCAGATTTTACTCAAGGTGATACAGTTGGTGGTGTATTGAGGACTATAGGAGGTATTGGTAACCTTTTATCAATAATACCGGGATTTGGTTTGATAGGTTTTGGTGTTTCTATGGCTGCGGACTTTTTGGATGATATGTTAACCGAAAAGGCAGGAGGTAAAGGTGAAAAGAAAAGTTGGGGGTTACTTTGGAAAACATTAACAGATATTGGAAGAAGCGTAACAAAGAAGATGTTAGACTTTATGTTTTACTTTGCTCCTTCTTGGGTAAAAGATCCAATATATAAAGCACTGGGTCTCGAAACTTCCGATTCGAGTTCTGATGAAATACCAGAACCCGATAAAAGTAAAAATGAAAACCAAGAAGGTGCTGCAAAGCCATCTCCACACCCAACACCTTCCCCTAAATCTGGTAAAGGTGAAAATAATGCTGCAAAGCCAGATGCGACAACATCTTCACCGCAACCGACAACATCTTCACCAGAAACAGCAACATCTTCACCAGAAACAGCAACATCTTCACCAGAAGCAATCAAATCTTCTGAAGAAATATCAAAACAATTTTCACCAGAAGCTATAATGGCAATGTCTCCGGAAGTAATGGAAACAATAAAAAAGCAAACAGGAGGAAGAGTTGATTTACAAAGTGGGGAAATAAGCAAATCTTTAATGTCTTATTATGGACTTCCATCTGGTGAAACAAAAACTCCAAGTATTAAAGATCTTACAAAGAATAATGATTTACCTACAATGACTACCAAATCGATTGGTTTGGATAATGAGTCTGTGGAAAAACTCACATCAGTATTTCAACAACCATCACCCGCTATATCACTAAATAGTAATGGTGGCAATTCAAAAGACGATGATATCATCATTATTGCTTCGAGAAATGATCACCTTGATCATAACAAAAACATGTGGAGATATAGCCCATTAAGGTTAGCTAGATCTGGAAATTAATAATATATGAAATTTTTTAAAGTAAAAACAGTTAATACACAAAGAATAGGAGGTATTTATTTTAAATACCCGAGGGTGACTCCATCAGATGGTGGTGGATATGTTGATGTCTTGAAAACTCTTCCTTGGAAAAATAGTAGTGAAAACACAAAAGAAGTTCCTGCTGTTATTTTGGAAGAATATGAACTTAGTTTTGGTATATGGACAAATAATCTTTTAAGATTATTAACAATAGCTAATACAGCAAACCAAGCGAGAGAAAATAACAAAGCTACAGATCCGTATAGTTCTTTATATTTTGGAAATCCCACAGGATTTAAATATATTCTTCCATATTTGATAAAACCGGGAACTAGTATTAGGGGATCCATCGACAATAAATGGGATCAAGTTAATAATCCTACAACAGAAATGTTAGGAGCAATTCCGATTGTAGGTGGTATGGCAAAAGCTGGATTTGAAACAGTACAAAAAGCTGGATCTTTTGTGGGTAATTTTGTGACTCCGGGATACGGTGATGAGCCTGTTTATAAATATTCAGGAACAGCACCAAGAAGTATTTCATTCTCTTTCCCTCTTTATAATACACTTGATGTCGATTCTACTATTGGAAATTTTAGTTTCGTAAGTTTGTTTGGTATACAGAATTTAAAAGTTAGAACAAGCTTTTTATCTTATATACCACCAAAATTATATAAAGTAGATAGTTATGGTCTTGGTGGTTTAGCAATACCCGCCGCATATGTAAGTAAATTTGACGTACAATCTATAGGAACAACAAGAAATATAGATTTGGGTGAAACTGGTTTGGGTAATATAGCCAATTTAACAGGACAACAACAGAGCGGAAATTATGGTACTTTAATACCAGAAGCCTATAAAGTTTCTATAACCTTAACAGAACTTGTTCCTGAAAGTGCAAATATAATGGCAGGAGCATTGGGTGGAGATGTGGTAAGTGTTATTTCCAAATAAAACCATGAAACAAACAGACATAAAAACATTACCGATCTTATCATTTTACAGATATGAAAATTTTTTTAATATTCATACTGATTCTGATGGATTTAATTTCTATAATTTATTATCTAACATAAGTGTTATTCCTGCTAAAAATACACAGGTAGAAGAAGATTATGTTGTTAGATTTAATGATACTTGGGTTTCTATTTCATTTAATTATTACAATACAATGGATCTTTGGTGGCTTGTCTGTGCATATAATCAAATACTAAATCCTGTAGAAAAACCAAAACAAGGGACTGTTCTCAAACTGTTAAAGCCTGAATATGTTTCGGCTGTAATAACCCAACTAAATTCACAATTATCTAAATAAAATATACTTTTGAGGTATATTTCATAAATATTTAGAGTATAATGAGTAAAAAGAAAAAAGAGATAGAGCAAAGTATTGAAGAGTACGATAATGAAGAAATTTTAGTAGATGGTAAATTTTACCAAGGAAACGAAAATATTCTTCGTAAGGATGCTACCTTCAAATGGACAGAAGAAATGTTGGCAGAGGTTAAACTTTGTGCCAAAAGTGTTTTGCATTTCGCTGAAAAGCATTTTTATATTATAACCGAAGATGGTAAAAAGAAAATTGAGTTATATAAATATCAAAAGAAACTTTTAAAGGCTTTTAAGAACAATAGATTTAATGTAGTTCTTAGTTCTAGACAGAGCGGTAAAACCACTACAATTACTATTTATGCTCTTTGGTTGGTATGTTTCCAATCAGACAAAAGAATAACCATAGTTGCTAACAAAGAATCTACTGCAAAAGAAATTTTTGCTAGAATTAAAATGGCATATGAACAACTTCCTGTTTTCTTAAAACCCCATATTAAGTCTTGGAGAAAAGATGGTTTTAATCTGGGAAATGATTCTGCAATAACAATCAGTACAACATCATCTTCTGGTCCTCGTGGTAGTACTAGTAATTTGTT